TAACGCCAGGTTGACGTACAGTAACGGCGTCTGAGACTTTCCCAGAACCCTCGATGTCAGAGACGCCGTCGCCAGAGCAAGGCGCACCTGCACCCACGAGCCCGGACGCTGGTTCGTCCAATGTCGATGTGCAACTCGGTCCAGACCTCAATCTGTACCCAGAGTCACTGAGACCCGCCGAACCAGCCGCACCGCCCGCGCCTGCACCGGAACCTGCCGAAGCGACCGTATCGCCTCCCGCACCCGACGTTGCTGGATCTGAGTCATCACCCCTCGGAAAAGAAGGTGAACCTCAGAGCTCCCGACGCCAGCGCGGCGACGATGCGTACCAGCGGGGTCTGGCCGAAGGGCGCGCCGCGCTTGAGCGCGAGCAGGCCGAACGACAACAGCGGGACACGTTCCTGCAAACTCAGCGCGAGGCCAACACGCGGATCGAGTCCTTGTTCAACGACCTGGCCTCGCCGGACTACGCCACCCAGGATCGTGCCCGTCAGGGCATCCTGCAACTGTATTCGGGCAATCGCCAGGCCGCCGCGCTGATGCAGAGCACCCGTCAGCAGATCTTGCAGGAGATGGCCGCCGATTTTCTCACGATCGGCCACATGGACGGCATTGATCAGGACGGGTACCAGAGCCTGCACACGGCACCCTCCGCGGCCGAGCTCGCCAAACGCGCGTTCGACCTGGGCAAGAAGAGCCGGGACGATCAGGTCGCCAAACTCGAAGCCGAGCTCACCGGTCTGCGAGGCCGTCTGGTCGGCTCGCGTGCGACACCCGAGCGCACCAACGGCGCCGGCGCGCCCAATCTCTCAGGCACCATTGGACTTGAGGAATATCTGGCCATGTCGCCCAAGGACGCCGCCAAACTGCCGAGCGCCGTGATCGACGCGTTGACAGCCCAGATGGCGTCCGATGCCGCGAATGGCCGCAACCAGGGCTAGTTAGAACCCCGCTAACAACGCCCTCTTCGGGGGCTTCAGAACACCTTGGCCAACGTCACGATCAGCACAAGTGCCGTATTTATCGATCAGGTGTGGTCGCCAGAGCTCAACCGTGCGATTCAGTACGACGTCGTCGTCGCCGCGCTCTTCGACGATAAGTCCGCGCTCGTCGACCAGCACGCCAACACGATCAACCTGCCGAGCCGACACAACCTGACCGCGTCCGCCAAGGCCGCGGGTGCCGCGCTCACGCCGCAGGCCATCACCGAGACGCAGCAGCAGTTCGTGTTGCCGATGACCAACGGTCACCGCGCCATCGCGCAGATGATTGAGGACATCGCTGAGATCCAGAGCCGATACGACATCCGTTCGGAGACGACGATCGCCGGCGCCTACGCGCTTGCGCGCCAGATGGACGTCGACGCCGCGGGTCTGTTCTCAGCCGCGACCAACTCGGTGGGCACCAACGGCGCCGAGCTGACCGACGACAACCTGATCCAGGCGCGCACCTTGCTCCGCAACAACGCCGCGCCACGGCCGTGGTACATCGTCGTCCCGCCCGCCACCTACTCGGGCTTTCTCAAGTTGGAGAAATTCACCAACATGCTGTACGTCGGCCAGGACGAGGGCGGCACCGCGGTGGAAGAGGCGCGCGTGGGCAAGATCTACGGCGCCGACGTCTACGAGTCGCAGTTGTTGTCGGGCACGGCTCCCAACGCCACGGGCGCGTTCTGGTCAAAGACGCACTATTTCAAGGCAATTCAAAGACAACCAACTACCCATACTTGGTACAGCCCATTAGACCTCAGCTGGGTAGTCTCGATGGATACTATTTATGGTATGTTCGAGCGCCTCGAAGCCGACGAGGCCGCGGCGGCGACGACGAACTCGAGCAACTGGAGTGTCAAAACGCTCTGTGTGAAGTGATACCCCGTGGAAGAAGCCTTTAGCGGCCAGACGTACGCGGTGTGGAATGGCGGTACCAATCAGGTCATCAAGGCGCGCGCGGGACGCGTGGCCAAGGTCTTCGTCAATCTCAACGTCACGTCCGGGACGCTGACCGTGTACGACAACCCGAGCGCGGCCAGTGGCACCATCCTGTTTCAGTCGGCGGCCGCGCCGACCTCGGGCACGATTTACCCCGTCGACATGCCCGCGCGGACGGGGATCTACCTGGTGACGCCCACCGACGGAGCCGGCATCGTGACCTATTCCTGATGGCCGTCGAAACCTTCAAGGGCCAGACCACGGCCACGCTTGGCACGGGCAACGGCCAGGTTGTCAAGAACCGGCCTGGCCGCATCGCGAAAATGCTGGTGACGGGCGCGACCAGTGGCCTGGTGCTCTACGACGCCGGGCAGCCCGTCTATGGCAGCCAGGCATCCCTACCAGTGGGCACCATGGTCGACATCGACATCCCGTGTCGCACGAGCATCATTCTCAATCTCACGAGCGGCTCGATCGTCCTGTCGTACTCCTGATGCCGCACGTCATCACCCGACCCGAGCCCGAGCAGCAGGCGTACACCGTGCTGTTCCACGTGCGCGTGCCGGCGCGCCCGGACCCCGACCTGCTCCAGGCGCGCCTGGCCTGGTCGCTCGAGCGTATGACGGCCCGGCTAGCGCGGGCCGGCTGGACTTTCGTGCGCCTGAGCGGCCGCCCGCCGCGCGGCCCACTGCCCGTTGTCCCGATCAAGGGTTTCCCCAAACGGCCACCGGGCGGCAACAAAGGCACGCCGCTGGGCAAGACCGACGACGCGCTGTGGCGGGTGAGCACCCTACCGACGTTTGGCCCCAAGGCGGCGCACCTGATGACCGACGAGGTCGACTGGGAGTACGCCGCGATTTTCCATCGTCCCGCCATCGCCACCGAGTTTTTAGAAGTCGAGGAGGAGGCACCAGCAACGTGGCTGAAGCACTGACCACTGACGCGCCCAACGCGGTCATCGCCGACCAGGGCATGGTCTACGTCCGGTTTACCTCGGGCGAGGTCCAGGCCGTCGATGCGAGCCCGATGGAGCTCATGAAAAAGATCAACCGCGGCGTGGTCGTGCTCGCCGACTACGGGCAGTTCGGCTCGAGCGCGTACTACATGGACCACCCGTTCGAGGCGCTGTTCCAGGCCGGTGGCGCACGCGAGCTCAGCCCCGAGCAGGTCATCGACCTGGGCTACCACCTGCGGCCGCCGCTGGTGCCGACGTGCGAGCGGCACGTGGGCGACGCCAAGGACCACCTCACCCACTCGGGCGCGCCCGGTGCCGGCTCAGCCAAAGCGCAGGGCTGCTGGCGCGGGGCGCGGCCGGCGCACTTCCCGCAGCTCGCGGGCATCGCCGTGCCGCCGGCGCCCGACGAGTGCGAGTACTGCGGCCGCGACGACTTCGCCACCGTGCGCGCGCTCAAGCAGCACCAGTCGGTGATGCACGGCGACCGCCGCCAGCAGCAGGAATTGGGCGACGCGATCGTGGCCGGCTTGCAGCGCACGGGCGTGATCAACGGGGGCAATACCGCCGGCGCCGAGTCGATCGCCGCCGCGGTCGCTAGCACCCTGCGCGCGCTCGGGTATGGGACACCCCCGCAGCCCGATCCCAATCCGGAGCCCGAAGACGAGGATGACGACACCGAAGCACCGCAACCCTCGGAACCTGAACCCGAGCCACAACCGGAACCCGAACCCCAGCCCGAGCCTGCCGCTGGCAGGCGCCATCGTTAGGAGGCAGGAGGCTTTCCCCCGATGCCAGGTACACGCGCGCAAGCCAAGAACATCGTCGACACCGTCGCCGGCTATTCGAACGCCGCGGTCACGGCCGCCCAGATCCTGAACGAGTACGTGATCGTCTGCTTCGGCCGCATCACCGGCATCAAGTTCTACGCCGCGACGGCCGGCGGCGGCGCGTGCGTCGGCGACGTGCTCGTCAATGGCACCAGCATCTGGGCCACGGCCGGCAGCAAGCCCACACTCGCCTCGGGCACCGGCGAATTTACCAACGCACCGGGCGATCCGAACAAGGTCGGCGTGCGGCCCGGTGACCGTGTCACGGTGCAGATCAACAGCGTCACGACGACGGGCCCGGCACGGTTGTCGGCGAGCGTGGCCATCGAAGGCAACGCCTAGCTCCGATGGCGAGGGCCCAGTTCCGCGATACGGTGCAGTTGCGTTGGCCGAACGGCGCGGTGGGCATGCCACCCTCGACCGCGACGGCCACTGCCGCGCTCTACAACGTCGGTACCAGCACGCCGATAGCTGACACGGTGTACGCCGACAACACGAGCGGGACCACGCTGCCGAACCCTCTGATGGTGGGCGCCGACGGCCTGGTCAACTTCTGGCTCGCCAGCGAACGCGAGCTGGACCTGTACGTGACGTGCGCGGGGTATACCCCGGTGCGGACGACGGTGACCACCGACGGGGCGACCTCGGGACTGCCCGCCGGTGGCACCAGCGGCCAAGTGCTCACCAAGACGTCGTCGACGGACTACGCGACGAGCTGGCAGACGCCGTCGAGCGGGGTCCTCGCGCTGCCGCTCACCCAGAACCTCACGTTCAGCCCGGATACAACCTACGACATCGGTGACTCCGGAGGGACGACCAGACCTCGGAATGTGTACGTGGGCGGCATCGCTGACTTCGGCACCAGTGTCGGAAACAAGATCTCGCTGTACACCGGCTCATATGGCATGGGCATTCTGAGCAACGCCTGGACGGCGTATATGCCGGACACCGCCGCGTTCTATTGGGCCAAGGGCGGCGCGGTCAACGGTACGCAGGTCGCCGCGATGAGTGGTGGTGGCTACCTGACGTTTTTGACGACCGGTGTCGGCGACAAGATTCGGATCTACGACCCAGGTGCAGGCGCAGCCTATGGGATGGGTCTGGCAACCAGTCAGCTCGTGTCGTTTATTCCGACCGGCGCGAACTTCTTCACCTGGGCCGCAGGCGGAGCCTATAGCGGCACGGCGATTCTGAAACTGGATACCAACGCCGCCTGGATACCCACCAACAACGTCATCGAGCAGCGCAACGCCACCAATCCGCAGACGCTGAGGATCTATCAAACCTTTACGGACGCTAGCAACTACGCCCGCCTCACCATTACCTGTGGTGCGACCACGACCATCTATCAGGAGCAGGCCGGGACAGGACCGGTCAGCCATCTCTTCATCGGAACTCAGGGCGCAGGCGCGGCGCTTCAATTCAATAGTGCAGGCACCGGTCGTTGGCAGATCCCAGGCACCGGGCATCTGATCGCCGTCGCCGACAACGCCTACGACATCGGCGCGAGCGGGGCCAACCGACCGAGAAACGGATTCTTTGCTGGAGCCGTGGCCACTGGAGTGAAGGCCGGTGCTGCCATTGATGGCGATGTCATCAATCCAACTGACGGCATGATTCGCATTGACAGTACCAACGGACGCATGTACGCCCGCTACGGCGGGGCCTGGCACTACGCCGCACTGACATGATCACGCTGCAACCCCAGAACTATCCGTACACGATCTCCGATCTGCTCGTCCTGCTCGGTCAATCCACCGTCGACCTGGCCTATTTGCGCGGCGAGGTCGCGCGTCTTCAGCAGCGCCTGGCCGAACTCGAGCCGTCGCCCAACGGCACCACCGATCTGGCGGAGGTCGCGCGTGCCGATCGTCCTTGACCCGATCGCTCCGACGCCCTCGCCCGGCTCGTCGCTGTACCCCAGCCTGGCCGACTACCGTCACCGCCTGGCCGACGCGGCCGGCTTCAACATCATCACCACCACCACCGCGCTCGCCTCAGCAAGCAATCAGGTCGTGGTCGCCGACTTTCTCAGCACCGAGCTCGAAACGACGTTCCTGGGCAATACGTGGGAGTACCAGCCTACCGGCCCGAACGCCGGCCAGGTGCGGCGCGTGGTGTACGGCGGTCTGCAAAACGGCTCGGGTGTCGTCACCCTCGAGGCCAACCACGGCGTGGCCACCCCGGCGAGCACCGCGGTCGAGTTCTACGGCAAACTGCCGCCCGTGCGACGCGAGGGCAGGCTGGGCCTGAACGACCTGGTCAACAAGGTGCTCGCCGAGTGCTGGACCATCCAGAAACTTCCCTTAGCCGCGGTGCAGGACCAACGCGTGTACCCCATCGGCACCACCTACCCGTGGCTGATGGCCGAGGACCAGCTCGTCGAGGTCTACTACCGCGCCGCCAACCAGCAGCCCAACGACGACGACCAGTTGATGATCAACTGGCGCTGGGTGCCCGGCGGCGACAACCCCGGCATCGAGATCGCCCAGACGCTGAACACCGGCGACACGCTGCTGCCGCAGGTCTACGTGCCCATGTCGTGGTGGATCAACACCGGCTCAGGCTTCGGCGTCTCGAGTGGCGAGGGCCTGCGCGCTGAGACCGACCAGGGCATCCTGCCGATCATGGGCATGGAGGTCATCGGCGCGGCCTACGTGTTCCTCGAGCAGAGCAAGTGGGGGCTGCCCGAAGATCAGGTGGTGTTTCGCCAGTTGCGCGCTTCTGCCCGCGCGGCGGCCAACCAGTGGAAGCGACTCACGCTCGAGCATCCGCAGGTCAGGAAGAAACACTGGCCGTCGGTGCTCACCGTGCGCAGTCGGGACAATTATGGCTACGGCTACACGGTGCTGACGCCAGGCTGACGTGCCAACTTTTCCGCTCAGAGACTCAGTGTCGATCGACGGGATCGATTACACCCTGTTCCAGTACTCAGCGACCGGTGCCGCCGCGCGCGCCGGAGCTGGTGGTGGCGGTGGCGACGGCTCGACCAGCATCCCTCAGCTCACCGGCGAGCCCGTCGAAAACTCCGAAGAGCCGTTGGTCATGGACACCTTTCACCTGGGTGGCCTGTACTCGTGGCGATTGCTCGGCGGTACCTACGCCTGGGCGGTCAACGCCGACGCGCGCTTTCCGCGGCTGGTGCTGCCCGGTCCGTTCATGAACGCGGTCAGTCTGCCGAGCACCAACGGTCCGCCACGCTGCGCCCAGGATTTCCTCGGCGACCTGTACGTCGGCGCGGGCCAGTACATTTACCGCATCCCCGGCGGCACGGGCGCGGCGGCCATCGACCAGGACCTCGGCGCTGGCAACGTGGCCTGGAGCATGACCACCTTCAACGGCAGTCTGTACTGCGGTACCAGCGTCGGCGCGACCAGCGCGAGCGCGCCGGGTCTGCTCTGGCAAAAGAGCGCCGGCGGGGCCGGGGGTTGGACCAACAACGCCGGCGTCTTGAGAAAATCGCTGGCGACGGCGTGGTTCCAGACCAGCGGCGCGCTCGGCACCGTGGGCGCCTTCCAGATGATCGGCCAGGACACGGCCAGCTCGGTCAGCAACGTCGCCGCGGCCCCGCTCACGCCTGCCAACTGGGGCGCCAGCATCCCCGTCGGTGACCGCACCTACGGCATCAACCGGCTGATCGGCGACCAGACGCACGTCTACATCAGCAAGATCAACGGCCTGCATGACCTCGACGGCGTGACGGGCTACGCGCCGAACCTGATGCCGTTCTTTGCTCAGGCGCTGGACGACGAAAACGGCATTGCCGGCCACTCGAGCGGTGGCCAGATCTACTCCGCGCACCTGAGCGGGCTGTTCCGGCTCGACGTGAGCGGGGCGGCGAGCTCGCGCCTGGTGACGGTCACGCCCGGTCACGGTCTGCCCAATGAAACGCCGGTGCGGGGAAAGATGCTGGCCTCGACGTCGTACGGTCCGTGGCAGATGGTGGCGCAGTACAACGGCGTCGACACGTACATCACGCTCGGCCGCGACATCATGCAGGGCGACGCGGGCGTCTCGCCGCTCGGCTATGGGTACGGCTACGGGCCCTCGCCGTCGGCCATCGGTCCGTCGCCCATGCTGTGGCACCCCGGCTACATTTTTCTCCCAGGGCAGCGCTGCTATTTGCTGTACGTCTCAGGACTGACCTCGCCGCCGCGGTTGTGGGTGGGTGTCGGCAATAACCTGCAATGGTGCGTGCTGGCCCGCACCGAGAATCCGTTGCAGGATGCCGAGTACCGCTACGCCAACAGTTGGACCTTCTACGTGCCGGGCCAGGACTGGGGCCACCCGGCGACACCCAAACAGGTGCTTCAGATCGACGTCGAGGGCGACAACCTGGGCGCCGGCACCTCGGTCGCGGTCAACCTGAACGCCGACGCTGGCGCGTACAGTCTGGTCGGCACCGCGAATGTCTCGCCCCAGAGCCAGATCTACATGGACCGTCAGACGTGGTACGTCGGGCGACGCGTCGGCTTCCGCCTCGACGGCCAGGGCACCTCGACGACGCCGGCGATCTTACGCACGCTCATGCCGCGCGCCCAGGTGCGTACCGCGGTGCGCATGCTGCGGACCTACCAGTTGGTGCTTGGCGAGGGCAACCAGGACCGCTTCGGCGGTCGCGACATTGGCCGCGCCATCGTGCAGTACCGCGCCCTCGCGGCGCTGGTGACCGGCACCACGGTCAACCTGCGCGACGAGTTCGGCGAATACTGGTACGCGCTGGTGGTGCCGCCCATCGATCGGCAGCTCGTCCACGTCCGCGGCGAGTCGGGCAAGGGCACCGCCGAGCCGGTGCTCCAGGTGACGCTGCGCCTGAAGATTCTGGAGCCAGGCCCGGACCCCGGCACGATGGTGCCGTGGTACTGGGACGACGGCACGCGCTGGGACACGGCCCGCGTGTGGAACTGACGCATCGGAGGTATCGGTAAGTGCCCACCCTGAACGACGTCCTGGCCGGCAGTTTGGCGCAAGCCGTCCAGGTGCAGCAGATCATCGATGCCTTGAAAGGCACACCCAACAAGGGCGTGCCGGTCGCCCTCGTTTCTCTGAACGATCCCAACAACTACGCGCTTACCGTGCAGAACGACGACCCGACCAACTCCAAGGCGCTGAGCGTGCTGAAGGCCGACGGCACGCCGCTCGTCGTGGCTGACGCCACGGGCGTGACGCTAGGCGCGCCAGTCAACCTACCGGCCAACAGCATCAACGGCGGCACGGCGGTGGCCGACGGGTCGATCACCAACGCCAAACTGGGTCCAGATGTCGCGCGCGCGAATCTACTGGTCAACCCCGGTTTTGAATGGTGGCAGCGTGGGAACGGCCCCTACACGGCGAACAACGCGATCGGGCCCGACATGTGGAAAATGCAGCTCGCGGGCAGTGACACCTACAGCCTGTCGCGAGATACGGCCAACGTGGACACCGGTTCGGGGGCGTGTGCCGCGGTGTCGTTCACGCTCGGTACCGGGGCCGGGGCGACCGTGCTCTACCAGGGCAACCTGGGCGACATGGTCGGCTCGCTGAACGGCGTGACGGTCAGTCTGTCGATGCGCGTCAGGACCAGCGTCGCGAATGCCGTCCGCATCGGCATCAACAACTACTATTCCTCGACGTCACATTTCACCTATTCCGGGTACCACTCAGGTAGTGGCGCGTACCAGACGCTCACTGTCACCGCTACGCTCAGTCCAGCGCCGACGGTGCTCCAGTGGGGCGTGTTCTTTGCGGCGTCGTGCACGGCGTACCTCGACAATGCCTGCCTGGTGGTCGGCTCGCAGGCCGCCACTTACGTGCCGCTGCACCCGGCCGACGACCTGGCGCGCTGCCTGCGCTACTACGAGGCGATGGCTCTGGCCGGTTTCCCCTTTGCTGGTCAGTGCACTAGCACGACCCAGGCCTTTTATCCGTATCTGTTCAAAGTCCGCAAAGCGGTGACTCCGACAATGACGGCTTCGGCGCCGAGCACTTGGCAGGGGATGGCGGCCAATGGTGCCGGGGTGGCCGCGACCGCTGTCACCGCAGCACTTGGCAGCGTGTCGCTCGATGGAGGTGCGATGCAGATCACGACAGCGAGCGGCCTGGTTGCCGGCAATGCCTCGGTGCTCGCCCCGCAAGCTGGAGCGAGCCTGGTGGCGGAAGGGAATCCATGAGCGTCTATCCCACGTCATTCAACACTGACAATTCGGCGAATGCGGTGTGCGATGAGATGGGGCACACCGGCACGCTGACGATGGACCAGATCCCGTACGCCAAGAACTTCGATGACACGGACAATAAGAACAGTCTGCTGATGGATTGTCCGGATGGGTGCGGAGAAGTCACCTCGACGCATCCAGTGGGCGGCGGCTCGCATCCGGCGACGGTGCAGGAGATGTTCGTGCGCAAAGAAGTCAGCCTGGGCGTACCGCCGCAGCAGGCCATTGATGACGTGAAGGCCCGCGTCGAGGCGACCGACGGACCTGGTCGCTGGCAGGTCGATGAAGAAAAACTCTTGCAGGAGTTAGGTTGAGCGATGAACGACGACGAGATCCAGGCAGCCATTCAGACTCTCCAGCAACAGCAATCGCTCCAGTCTGCGGCGCTGAAGGCCGCGCTCGAGGCGCGCTGGTCAGGGGGGGCTGACACAGTTGACGGCTATGTTCAGGCACTGACGCCGGGCATTCAGACGCAGCCCGAGACACCGTTATATGCCACCGGCTGAAGGGCCTACGCTCGAGCAGCAGCTCGGGCAGCTCCAGGACCAGCAGGCGGCTATCTCGGCTGGATTGAACGCCATGAACGAGGGCCGCTGGCTGGCCGCGGACTTCGGTGCCAACTCGCTCGAGGCGATTCTGTACGGCCTGAATCCCACGTGGCAGGGCAACGTCTCAGCCAAAGAGCCGCTGTACGTGCTGCCGCCCGAGCCGCCCCAGGTCGACGTCGTCTGGATCGGATCACCGAACCACTACAACGGGCGCGCCGGCTGGCCGGTGGTCGCCATCGTGGTGCACACCATGGCCGGCACGCTCAGCTCGTGCGACTCGTGGTTCCAGAACCCGGCCTCTCAGGTCAGCTCGCACTTCGGCATCGGGCTCAAAGGCGAGCAGCACCAGTATGTGAAGTTGGCCGACGGCTCGTGGGCCAACGGCATCCTCGAGCCTGGCAACCAGTGGGTCGCGATCGTGGGCAACTCGGCGAATCCGAACTATCAGACGGTGTCGATCGAGACGGAGGACAACGGCTCCGGCGCCACGCCGGTGACGGATCAGCAGTACGCGAGCACGCTCGCCGTGGCGCGGCTGGCGATGCAGACCTACCCGAGCATCAAATCTCTGATGGGCCACAACATCATTTCCCCGAGCTCGCGGTCGCAGTGCTGCGGCAACCGCTGGTGGGATTCTGGCCGCTTCGCGCAGCTCGCCGCGGATCTGGGCCTCGCCGCGTACGAGTGATGAGTCTCGATCCCGAGCAGTTGGCCCTGGCCAAGATGCTGGCCACGGTGGTGGTCGCGATCGTGCTGATTGTGGCCATGACGTGGATCGTGCTCTCGCCATCGACGGACGAATCGGCTTCTAAGGCGGCGCTGCTGGTGGTGGGCAGCGCCGTGGGCTTTCTGTTTGGGCGCGAGACGCGGGCGTGAGGTAATGCGTGCGCCGTCTGCTGCTGGTGCTCGTGATGGCCGGCCAGTCGACGCTGGTGCAGTGCTTCCTGTTTACCGCCGGCGGCGGCGTGGTGGGCGCCTGGATGGGCGTGCAGCTGTACGACACGGTGCTTCAGGTGGCCGCTGCGCTGCCCGCGCCGGTGCCGACGTACGGGCCTACGCCCCAGCCCTCGCGGACACCGAACGGTGGAACGGATGCGAATGCCCGCTTCCCGATCGCGGTCACGCCCATTGCACGCGCATGACGAATGTCGAGGACTTTGCGGCGGTTGGTGCGCTGATCGGCAGCCTGGCTGGCGCGCTCACCTTTGCCATCAAGCTGCTGGTGGCCAGCAAGGACGAGCGCATCGGTGACCTGGTGGACGAACGCGACTACTACCGCGACGCGGCGATCGCTGGCGGTCAGCGGATGCCCGACTACGAAGAGTGGTGGCTCAGGCGCCACCCGCCGGAGCACCGCTAGCTAGTCAGAATAGTTCTTATCTCTACCAAAGGGCCAAGACACCCTGGGCGAGCCGGTCGGCCGCGACCTCGCAATAGCGCTCCTCGATCTCGATGCCCACGTATTTCCTGCCGAGGTTGGCGCATGCCCGCGCGCCAGTGCCGCTGCCCATAAACGGATCAAGCACAGTCTGGCCTGGTTCAGAAAAGGCTTCCACGAGCTGACACCAGAAGGGTAGCCACTTCGGACAAGGATGGTCGAGCACTTCGGCACCTACGTGAATGCGTTGGCCAGTGCCGATGTAACTCAGCCAAGCGTCGTGACCTACTGGCTTCGGGTGTTTCCCATAGACGAGAACAGGCTCCCAGACGTTGTAACCATTGAGGCCCGAAGGACTGTTCTGATTCGGCTTGAACCAGGCGCAGATCCACCGCGGTTGCGCGAATGCTAGCCACATACCGAGGTTTCGCGTGCCGGGTGTGACGATCAGCGGTTGCGGCGTAAGCCTGAACCAGTCACAAGTCCATTCCGAGTAATCAGTGCGTCGGTCGCCCTGGCTGTAATCCAAGCCGACGTTGTACGGCGGATCGGTGATGGTGACATCGACACCAATCAAGGACGGCATCACCTCGCGACAATCACCGTGGTAGATCACGATCCCATCGCGCTCGTAATACGGCCGCACGGCTTGGTAACGCTAACACTCCTTATCGTTGCCAAGCGCCTGACGTGCATCGCCGATAAGCCAGGAGCAGTGGATGTTGGCTTCGGTATTGGCGATCTTCTCTAGCGCCGCCCGCAGCCGCTCGACCTCGGCCTCAAGCGAGTCGCGCTCATCGAATAGCCGGATGCGCTGTTGATGCAGCCGCTCAACCTCGGCGCGGAGTTCGTCATGGGCCGGACAGCAATAGCGGCATACCGACCGATGGGGCGGGTCTTTGACAACGACATCGTCAGTCGCTGGCAGTCCGTCGTACTTGCTAGTCATAACGGCACTTATTTGCTATCAAACATTCGTTCTGCGTCATCCTCGCAGTCCTCGCAACCGTCGCACTCGACCTCGCCGTGGTTGTGGCAGACGCAAAAGTCGCCCCCACAGATGCAGTACAGCATCCCAGTGCCGCCGCAGAGGCCGTCTAGGGGCGCGACATAAGGGTTGCGAACTCCGCACCAGCACGGCGGGTTTACTAGATCCTTCGGCACTTATCTCTAGCAAGCGATGGACGTGTGGGGCGTCGTCCGCTCGCGACAGTCTTTGAAGGCACAATGACGGTCGTGCAGTTCTCGAAGCCGCGCGTTCTCGGCGCGGAGGTCGTTACGTTCGGCCTCGAACGTTTGCACTGACAGCAAGAGCAATCCGACCTCAGCACGAAACCCGTCACGCTCGGCTTCTAACGCCTCGGTGCGGTCTATGGACTGGGCGGCGATTTCCTTCCACGGCACCAGTGGTTCGTCGTCGTCTTGGCTAGACATCAAGCCGCCCAGAGCTGCCGCTGCCAGCGCTCCCAGGCGCGCGTGACGGCGCCTGAGCCAGGGAACAGATCCACGAGTTCGTCGCCTGGTTCAAGGTTGAACAGACCGAACAGCCAGAAGCAGAACGTCTCAGGCTTCTGACCTTTGGTCTGGACGCGACCGGGCGTACTCATGACCGCTCGAGCGCTAACCCAATCACGCCAAGTGCCTTTCGTCCGTGGTCGCTTGCGACCGCCACGCCAGAGCACCGGCTCCCAGGCATACGCCACCGAGACGCCGGGCTTGAAAACAGCCCACGGTTTCACCCATGCGCTGACTCGCACGTCGGGCGGGCACAGGGGCAGAAGATCGCGCAGCGATGGCGAGTGGCAGCTGAGCGCCCACCCATCAGGGAATTCGTTGACGAGTCGCTGAATCAATGCAGTGTGATCGACCTCGCCAGCGTAGTCGGGATGATGACGATAATGGCGAGCGGCATTCCCAACGTAAGGTGGATCGGCGTACGCGACACGCACCCGAGAAGTTAAGCAGTTCTGGGCCGTCAGAACTAGGGGCAAAATTGGTCCGACCCTTCGCCAAACATCAAGGACCTACGCCGCGGATCTTGCGATAGGCGACCTCGTAGGTTTGGCATTCCTTGCGGCGGTTGCACTGCTGGCAGCACGGGACAACAATTTGCTCACTTTATCCACCACTATCGCTATCAAAGTTCCCCGAGCCGGCGTTTGAGTTGGCCGATCTCTACTTGCTGGTCGATGGTCAGTTCTTGCAGTTCTTTGACCCACGTCCGCAGTTGGTCGCGCTCAGCCACCACCTCGCGGACCTGATCGATCAGATCGCTCAGTCTCTGAACTAGGGCGCTCTCGTCGTCAGTCACGGCCGAACAACACGATGATGGTCAGCAATCCCATGATGGCAAGCCCGGCCCATTCAAGGATGGCAGCGTAGGGGTCAGTCATCGACCGACCCATTCGAGCCACTTGTCCGCCAGGATGAGCACGTGCTCGCTCTTGACGTCTTCGCGCATCTGCGCGTAGCGGCCAACAAACTCCGCCGCGGCTTTCAGCACGGCGAGACGCGTGATGCGCTCGTCCTTGTCACTCAGAACTGCGGGAGTTTTCGGTGAGAGATTCTCAAGTGACACGATGTACCCCTTCGAGTCAACCTTCATGCGGATATGCGCGCCAGTCTCAGGTAAGTCAACCGGGTGAAAGCGCGAGACGTTGACCCACGCGCCGCCGAGCTTGAGCCCCGTCGCGTTGACGCCTTCGACGACGCCCTCCACTTCTTCGGTCGGCGGTACGCGCCCGTTCATCAGAAAGCGACCTCCGCCTCGTCATCCCACACTGGGGCTGGTCGGCGGTCCGTGCGGCGCAGGACGTCTTCCACGCGGCCGTCCTCGAGCAGGCACAGGAGCTCGCGCAACACTGGGACTAGGTCGACCAGGCGCGCACTGTCCTGCAGCGCCGCGCGTCCGCCTGCCCGCCAAGCAGCACCCCACACCGCGGCGGGGTCCTCGGACTCGCGCGGGTGGTGGTGTTTCCAGGCGAAAAACTGGCTGGCAGCGGTGGTGAGTTGAAGCGGTGCTGGCATCAGTCTTCCCGCTCGGTCTTCGGCAGTGGCCGGCCGAGGATGCGGGTGAGCGCGCGGTCCTCGTCGTAGTCGAAGCGCTTGAAAACGTCGTCGTACTTGGCGGCGTTCGTTTGCTCGGCGATCATCTCGCAGTGCAGTTCGACCGCGAGCCGATGCTTGCATTCGTTCGCGAACGCGAAGCCCTGGCAGGTGCAGCTGTGGCGGTTGACGAGGTAGTAGTGGCTGCCGTCGGCTGAGCGGATGCCGTAGAACTTGCGGCCGTCGCGGGTGGTGACCTTGGCCCACTGGCCAGCGTCTGCGGCGATGGCGACGGCCTTGGCGCCGCGCGGGTCGGTGGCGGGGAAAGCGGATAACGTGGTCACGGTTGATACCTGCCGAATCCAGGTGTTGACCACGAGCGGGTCGGTAGTTGCGCTGCTGGCCCGCTCTTTGTTGGTCACGCTGCTAGTATACTGGACGCGCGACGTACGCGCAACATAGAATGCTCGCATGCGAGACACAAGTGACCCGATGGGGCTACGCGTACGCGTCCTGCGCTTGCAGCACGCCCTTACCCAGCAGGAGCTGGCCGAGCGCGCCGGCATCAGCCGCAACACGCTCGTTGAGCTCGAACAGAACTCCCGCCCCGCCAGGCCTTTGACCATCCGAAAGGTCGCGCGCGCGCTCGGCGTGGTGCCCCAGCGGCTTACCATCGGCACCGATGCATAGAAGTGCCCCGCACCGCGGTGTTGGCTGCGGGCGGGGCTGGCAGATCAGAGAACTTTGGAAAGGACGAACCGACCTGCAATGACTAGCGTAACACGCGCCAAGACCCGCAGCCGTCACGCGAACCCGCGAGAAATCGCCGCCCTCGGCGCCATGATTCGCGTTGCGTTCTACGTGCGAGTGTCGAGCGAAGAGCAGACAGAGCGCGCGACGGCGAATAATCAGATTGACTTCCTGCGGAAGAAGTATCAGGCCAATTTCGATCCCGACTCACTCGAGCCGATGCAGTTCGTCGGCCAATTCGTCGACGATGGCTATAGCGGTGCGTTGTCACTCGAGGATCGACCCGATGGCAAGCGGTTGCTCGACCTGGTCCGCGCCGGCGGTGTCGACGTCGTTATTTCTTACCGCCTAGACCGACTCGGTCGTCGTCTGGGCGTGCTCTTGGATATCCACGAGGAGTTCCAGCAATACGACGTGGCGATTCTCAGTGCCACCGAGCCGTTCGACACGCGGACGCCCATCGGCCAGTTCGTGTTCCAGTTGCTCGGCTCCATTGCCGAACTCGAACGTTCCACGATCGTCGAGCGCTTCACGCTCGGGCGTGATCGCAGCGCGCGCGATGGCAAGTTCATCAATGGACCGGTGCCCATCGGCTATGACATTGCCGATGACCGCCTCGTTCCTTCGCTGCGTCCGATCGCCGAACTGGATTGCACCGAGTCGGACATGGTGCGCCAACTCTTCGAACGCGCCGCGGTTGGCGAAAGCGCCGCCGGCCTGACAGTCTGGCTACGTGCCCACGGGGTCCCATCTACGAAACGCTTCATCCGTCGCGACGGTATGGAGAGAGAAACCGTCAAGTCGTCTTGGAATGCAGGACGCGTTCAGGATGTCATCCACTCCCCGACGTACTACGGCGACCGTCAACTGAACTACTCAGGCAGCGTGCTTCACCAGGATGTCCCGCCACTGGTCACTCGCGAGATCTGGGACCAGGCCAACGCCTACGTGTCGGGACGAATCAGCAAGTTCAATGCTGGCCAGAACGACGGCTACGTGTACCTACTGTCCGGCAAGATCTTCTGCACCGAATGCGGTTGGCGCATGGTCGGCAATTATCGTGGGCCACATCCCCGTTGGGATAAGAAGGAGCGACTGTACTACCGCTGCTCGTCAGCCAAAGCCGGGCGCGCGCGCCGCAGCACGAATCCCTGCACAGCTGGTCGAAACCACGACGGCTGGGCCCTGGAAGGCTTCGTGTTGGAAGCGATCGACGAGTACGTCGCCAAACCCGAGGCGGCGCTGAAGATTCTGCGCGAGCAAGCGCGCTCGCGCCGCGGGACGAGCGCGGAGCAGGAACAACGGGTGAAGGTCCTGCGGGAGCGGCTCGCCGATTACGAGCGCGGCAAGGGGTCGCTGCTCGCGCTGGTGCGACGTGGGCAGATTACGCAGGAGGAGTACCTGCACGAGACCCAGGCCGCCGCTGACGAGGCTACCGCGGTGCGGCATGACCTCGAGCTGCTCGAGGCCCAGGACGCGCTCAGCACGGTCATCGAAACCCGGTTGCTCGAATCTGTGAGAGTTCTGCAGGAGCTCCAGGGCGAGTGGGCCCGCGCGCGTGCCGACAATGATCGCGTTGCCCTGCGAGCCATGGTGCAGCGCACGCTCCAGGAGATGTACCTGTCACCCGATGGCGAGGTGCGGATGGCCTTCGCGTTCAGCTCGCCTTCGGCGCTCGAAAGCAGCCAATCGCACTACAAGCACCTTTGGCGCACCGAATCAGGCGACAGTGCCGGGGTCGTCCGGTTGGAGTTGTTCCGCTCGCTGAGCAAGCCGGCGTAGGCGTAGAAACTCCTCAATGGCCCGCGCTGCGGCCGCATCGTCACCTTGATACGTGACGCTCTCGACTCGGAGTTTGTAGCTGTCGGGTCGCTTGCGGCGTCGTGGCGTTGGTCTCGGCTCGGGCTGCGGCACGCCCTCCAGTCTGCGGCGTCACGCTGCCCAGTGACACGGCACGACACGGTGTATAGCGTATGTGCCGAATTTATTGCAGGTCGGCGGGCTTGACGCCCAGCGCAGCGGCCAGCTTTCTGACGGTCGACGGCCAGGCGTCGCGGCCGGCCTCGAGCTTGATGATGGTGCTGCGGGCTACGCCAGACTTGTCGGCCAGCTCCTCCTGGCTCAGCGCCATGCGGTGGCGGACGTCACGTAGGCGCGGCACTCGCACGTCCTCAGGTAGTCGCTGAGGCGACACAGAATGAACAGACTCACTCTTGCTTTGCGCTGGCATTGCCCGTGTGCTGAGATGGTAGCGCCTTGTGTTGCGCGCGGTAGTGCCGTTTACGTCTCGCGCAGGACGCGCTAAGGTTATCGGCAGGTAAAGAAAAGCTAAACGGTCTGGCGCACAAGGGCAGTTGCGCTGGCCCGACGAGAGAAGCGCCGGACACCGCGAGCCCTAAAGCGTAGAACTTCTGTTCTATACTCTAGCTTGCTCATGGGGGATGTTCGGGCATGGCGCGTGGTGAGACTGCCGGCAATCGGGCACATAAGCAATGTGTCGCATGTTGTCGTGCCGGGGCGTGCCGGCATGCGTGAGGATGGTCAGCAACCCATGCTGCCTGAGCTCGACAAACTCGTCGAGTACGCCAAACTTCAGGTCGAAGCCCAGCGCTTGAAATTGCAACGCGAGCAGGCCAAGGCGACCCGCAAGCAGGCGCGTAAAAACGTGCGCCATCGGCTACCGGCCAATACGAAATGGCACACCTGGCGCGGGTTCGTGCTCGATTTGCAGCGTCTCCAGGGTCTGCTGCTACCAGAGCAACGTGTGACCAGGGGCAACCTGGCCATGCTCGGACCCGACACGGCAGAGACCATTTCGCGGGCGATGAAGGGGTACGGGGTGCAGGCCATGGACTGGCCGCCCTCGACGTGGAACCCCGATGAACCGCGGGTCTACAGGTCGCCTCGCGAGCAGAAATCGGGCACTTAGCTTATACGCGGTCTGATGTCGTGTCAGAGCCCTTGACGGGGATGCACGCTATAGGGCATGTACCTCGCCAATCTCGATCAGGAGGACGAGGACCGACTTCGCGAACTCGCGCTCCATGACTCGCGCTCATTCCGTGAGCAGGGACGCTATTACCTCCTGCTGAAAGTCCGCGAGGAGTACGCGAAGCTCCTCGCCTCGCGAACCGCACCGGTGGCCGAGGTCGCGTGACGACGACTGCGGACGCCCAGCGCAAGAGCTACTTCGTGTGGCTCAATCGCCACCCCAGCGAGGCGGCCATGCTCACCGACGTCGCGCCCGACGTGCTCTCGCGCCTGTGGGTGGACGCCTGGCAGGCCGGCTCGTGGGACGCCATCAAACGCAACACCGACCTGGGCCTGAGCCTGGCGCAGATCGTCCAGCGGCTCGAGGAACTCGCCGACCTGTACCGCTCGGCCGACGTCGAGCGCGAGGCCGAGCAGGGTTCTACGTACTGGGCGAGACAACCAGTCGATGAATTGGAACAGTTGCCGTTCTGATGGAGTGGTACGTGTGGCTCGTCGTCGGCTGGTTCATGGCTAGCCTGTGTCTCGGCGCGGCGTGCGCGCGGTGGTTCAGGTGGTTACGCGACTAGCGGTGCTCGAGCGCGCGCGCCGGCCTGCCTGGAGAAAACCGCAGGCGTACCGGATGCTGCCGCCGGAGTCCGAAGAAAGTTTTCTCCACCGTGTGCTTGAGTTCGCGCGGCTCATGGGCTGGTCGCTCAGGTACCACACGTTCGACTCGCGCAAGTCGGCGCCCGGCTTCCCGGACCTGGTGCTAGTGCGCGCGCCGCGGGTGATTTTTGCCGAGTGCAAGACCGACGGCGCGCCGAAAGAGCTGCCGTTTGCGCAGCGATTGTGGATGCACGAGCTGCTGCGCTGTCCTGGGGTCGAGTTCTATGTGTTCCGCCCCCGAAACTGGTTGGAGATCGAACGCATCTTGGCGCGGAGACCACTGTGAGCCTCACCGATCAGATCACCGACGTGTGGCAGAAGTGGGACGATGTGCCCGATCGCTGCCAGCAGTGGGCGTGCCAGCGGCCCGTCGCGACCTGGTGCCCCCTCTGTCGCGCGTTCTTCTGCGACCTGCATGACGAGCTCTACCCGCGGCGCATGCACGACTGCTTGCGAGGCAAAGCCGATGAATGAACTCGAGTCGCGTGCGCGCGTGACCTTCAGGAAACAAGTATCGGATGGCAATTATGGGACTGAAGCGGCGGAGGTGTCGCTGGAATGGGACTCCGGCATCGACGATGTCGAGGACACCTTGAAGAACGCGGCGGCACTGCTCGTCGAGGCGCGCCGCCTGGTGCATGACGAGTTGAGAAAATCGCCGGCGTGGCGCGTCAGGGATGCCGTGACGCCGTCGGAGTTGCCCGAGGCTGGGCCCGAGCCCGCCGACCCGGAGGACCTGCCACTGTGAGCGCGGAGGATGAGTGATGATCAGATACACATCTTTCTGTTGTTTGCGGCGCTGGTGCTGCTGGTGGTGATTCTTGCCACGCGGAGCCAGGGTGGCTAGGTCTAGACGTTGTCGCCGCGATCATCATGGGGACTGTCGGGGAGGGACTCGATACGCAGGCCCGTGCCTGTGTGACTGCCACGCTGCTGAAGTGAGGCCCGCGTCGACGCGGAGCATCTATGGCACTGGCTATGACTTGAGGAAACTCGCGGCGAAGCGGAAGCGTAATCATCTAAACGCCCGTCACAGAGCACGAGAATTTGTTGAGCAACTTCGCGCTCAGACGGTCTGCGCCTGGTGTGGTCAGACACCAATCGAGTGGCACAACCCCTCGCATGCGGAAGGCCGGGAAGGCTTCAGAATCGCGAATCTCACGAAAGAGGGGTATTCACCCGAAGCGATCCAGCGCGAGATCGACGTATGCGTAGCACTGTGTCGGGCATGTCATGCGGGCGAGGAGCATCGATTAGGGAAATATCGCCTCGTCAGCGAAAAAGTCAGAGGCGAGGGACACGGACGGCACAAGCTCACGACAGAGGATGTCTTGGAAATCCGGCGATCACTTGCGGCAGGGAGCGTGCAAGCCGCGCTCGCCGAGGAATACGGCGTTGCCCGTTGCACGATCAGCGATATCAATATTCGCCGTCGTTGGAAGCACCTATGAGCCGCTTTATCGTGGGCGCGGTGTTCGGCCTGGTGGTGGGCGTCGTCGGCGCAGCGGCGCTCGGCTGCCACGCCGCTGATCCCGAGGCATCGGAGCAGGTCAAGCACGCCGCGACGGACGCCGGCGTGGACCCCATCCAACTCCAGGGCGCGGTCAACTCGGTGCACGTCGACCCGTACGTCTACTTACGCAGCGAAGGTCTGCTCGAACATGCCCCCGAGCAGACAGCCAGGCCGCCGGTGGTGATGGTCTCCCCCGCCCCACCGGCGGTGTCGGCACGCGTGGCGTGCATCGAATCGAAGGAATCCGGTGGTGCCAACGTCAGCAACGCGCGCGGCTCCGGTGCCGGTGGAGTGCTGCAATATATGCCGTCCACCTTCGCGCGCGGCGCCGCAGAACTGGGGCATCCTGAATGGTCGCTCTGGAATCCGGTCCAGGCGCGCGCGGTGGCGGCGCACGACCTGGCGCTCGGACGACGTAGTCAATGGACGGTTGGAGGTTGTTAGTGGAACACTCGAATGGCACCGCGCTGGCCGTACCGGCGCTCACCGACAAGCAGATCCGCACACGATTAGAGACGGCCAAGGGTGCCGGCTATGGGCTCGAGCACGCCACACGCGACCAGCTCAACGTGATCTATCAGTTATGCCAGCGCTACCGACTGGACCCGCTGATCCATATCACGCTCTATCGTGACCGCCCGTTCACCACGATCGACGGACGCATCGAGCTCGCCAAGCGCCACCCGGAGTACCGCGGCTTTCGCACGCGCCCACTCACCAAGGACGAGAAAGCTGCCTGGGACTATCGGCCGGATGATCTGGTAGTCGAATGTACCATCAGCACAAAGTCGTGGGGCGACATCACCTCGCGCGGCAAAGTCTCGGCGCTCGAGCGGCAGAAGAACTCACCACTGGGCACCAACCCGCAGGAGATGGCCGAGAAGCGTGCGATCGCGCGCACCTCACGGCTCGCATTCGGGCAGTCGGCCTATCTCGACGATGACGACCTCGAGCAGGACGTCGACCCGAAGGAGCAGGCGCGGTTAGCTCAGCGCTACGACGAGATTTTCTCTGACCCAGACGAAGAGCCGGCGCCCAATCAGGCGCAGCCGATCGTCGACAAGGCCCAATCGGCCGCACGCCAGCGCGAGATGGACCTGCAAGAAATTGACCGACAACGTCGAGAGGAGGGTTTGATCAGCTAGTGAGCGGACGGTTACTGGTTGAACTCGAAACTGATGTGGATCGAGAGGCACGGCAAGCGGCTTGGGATTGGATCATGTTGGGGCCCGCCGTCCACTGCATTACGGATATGGAGGACATCAGTCCGCAGACGTACGAGCAGTGGATGCTGCCGCGGCAACTGTCGCTCGTATCTGCTCCGCAGAAGAAACGAAAGGACAATGGCGCGACTTGATACAGGTTGGCACAACAATCCGAAAGTCCTCCGCCTGAGCGATAAAGGTATGGCCCTGCATGCCTGGTCGATCAGTTACTGTGACGCCGCGCGCTCGGACGGGTTCATTGCTCAGGACGCGTGGCCGGCGCGGTTTCGACAAGCCGTGAGCGAGCTCGAACGGTCGGGTATGTGGGAACGCTGCCCTGGCGGCTACTACCTGCATGACTACCTCCAGTACAACCGCTCGCGCGCCCGGATCGACGATTACATGCGCGCGAAACGCGAAGCCGGGCGAGCAGGTGGTCTAGCAAAAGCTCTAGCACGTGCTAGCCCAGATGCTACAGCGGATGCTACAGCATCTGCTCTAGCAAACGGCCAGCAGATGCTCAAGCAAAAAGCTACACCCGGTCCCGGAGTACGAGAGTTAACTACGTCGTCGTCTGTCGGTCTATCTCCCGGGCTATCCGCGCGCGCGAGACCGACCGACGACGACAAAAATTTAGAAAATTTGCCAGACGAAGTGCGCGCCACTTTGAGCCGTCAACCCTTGCGTCCGGTGGCCTCGTGACATGCCATGGACCGGGCGCGATGCTCTGCTCGCCCGATGGCTGGCTCGCTTCGCCAGTCGCCACGCCCTCGAAGCTTCAATCGACAAGTATCTCAAGAGCTCCTACGCCTACGATGACCAGCGCGCCGATGCCTGGGTCCAGCGCGATCACGTCCGCGACCAAGAGCTCGCCGCTCTCGGCGATCCCGAAAACACCCTCATCGGCCCTAGTCGTTACGACCTCAACGACTGCTATCACTGCTACGGCCGCGGCTACGTGCGTCTTGACGTCGACGCAGGCCACTCCGATTTCGGTAGGGCGCGCGTCTGTCCTGTGTGTCGCAATCAGAATGACACCGCGCAGCATTGCGCAAAATGCACGGCTTTTGCCGCGGTTCAGCGCGACAATCCCGAGCGCAATCAGTGCTGGCATTGTCGCCGGTTTGAGGACGAATCTGCCGGTGAATCCTGCACGAATCCGAGCTGGCATCTGCCAAATATGAACCTGCCTCGCCCTACGCCACCTCCGGGCTGGCACCATCTCGGCTCAACACTCGCATGACCAGCGACTGGCAGTTGCGCACCGAGATCGATCGGCTCGCCGTCGAAATGCTCACGCTCGACCACTGGGCCCGAGCCGCCCACGACCGCGGCAACTACTCGCGGGAAGGCGAGCTGCACACCCAGCGCGAAACCGTCCAGGCCGAGCGCTCCTGGTTGCTGCGCGCCCTCTGGCACCTCGAGCACCAGCGTGAAGCCGTACCCCATGCATAATGCCGACCCCATGGACAACCGCTGTGGGCGCCGGACCCGTGGTGGTTACGCGTGCAAACTCCGGCCAGTGCGGGGTCAGCTCGTGTGCCGCATGCACGGCGGCTCAAGTCCGCAGGCACTGGCCAAGGCCGAAGACCGCATGCGCGGTCTTGTCCATCCGGCGCTCAGCTCGCTGTCACGTCAAATCAACAAAGACGAATTCTCCGCCGTCAAATACGTGCTCGACTGGGCCGGATTCCGTTCCGAAACCGTCGCGCAATCCGACACGTCCGTGACGGTCACTGTCCACTTCGACCATGCCAACGAAGATTCATCCACCATCGCCCTCCCACCGCCGGATTGATTGGGTCCGGCCGCAGCTGTACCCGCGCCAGTTCCAGGCGATCTACTCCAGCGCGCGCTACTCCGTCATCGAAGCCAGCACCAAATCCGGAAAAACGGTAGGCTGCATGGTCTGGCTCACCGAGCAGGCCTGGCTTGGCAAATCCGGCCACGAGTTCTGGTGGGTCAGCCCCATCTACGAGCAGTCGCGCATCGTGTTCCGCCGTCTGTCCCGCGGCCTGACGCGCGGCACGTTCGTCGCCAACCAGGCCGAGTCGAGCATCACGCTGGCCAACGGCGCCGTGCTCAGATTCAAGGGCGCTGATAACCCCGACTCGCTGTACGGCGAGGACGTGCACGCCGCAGTCATCGACGAGGCGACGCGCGTCAAGGAGGACGCCTGGCACGCCGTGCGGACCACGCTCACCGCGACGCGTGGCCCGGTGCGCATCATCGGCAATGTCAAGGGCCGCCGCAACTGGGCGTACCGTCTGGCTCGCCGCGCTGAAGCTGGCGAGCCGGACATGCACTACGCCAGGATCACCGCGTACGACGCCATCCAAGCCGGCGTGCTGCTGCAATCGGAGATCGACGACGCTCGAGCGCAACTGCCGTCCACGGTGTTCCGCGAGCTGTACGAAGCGGAGCCATCAGACGACGAGGGCAACCCGTTCGGCATCGCCGCCATCCGCGACTGCATCACGCCACTGCACTCCGAGTGCAAGCCTGTTGCTTGGGGGTGGGATTTAGCGCGTGCAAATGACTGGACCTGGGGCCTGGGTTTGTGCGACCACGGCGCGGTCTGCCGCAGCGAACGCTGGAACCAGTCGCAATATCCGCAGTTGGACTCCAGCAATGATGAATCGGACTCACATCCAGAATATTGGGAGGTGACGCTGCGTCGCGTCATGGACCTCACCGGTGCCACTCCAGCTGGTGTGGACTCCACCGGACCCGGCGGGCCCATCGACCAGGCGCTGAATGTCAACCATCGCAATTTCGAGGGCTACGTGTTCAACCAGCGCAGCAAGCAATTGCTGATGGAAGGTCTCGCGGTGGCCATCCAGTCGCACACCGTCGGCTTTCCCGAGGGCCCACTCCAGATAGAGCTCGAGGCGTTCGAGTACAGCTACTCCAGAACGGGCGTGCACTACGCGGCGCCGGAGGGCATGCACGATGACGGCGTGTGCGCGTTGGCGCTCGCGGTCTGGAAGTTTGCTCAGCTCGACAAGCGGCGCGCGCTCGAGATCCTGCTGAGCACGCCGGCCACCGTGCGGCACCGCGGCGTGCTGGTCGGCGGCAAGAACGGCCATGACGCCTGGCGCAGCCCACTGGACGTGTGATGAGCCTGAATCTCGACCTCGTGAGCTTTGGCCTGGGCGTGCTGTTCGGCGTCATCCTGCTGTTCGCCATCCTGTCGCTGGTGGCGCGCTCTTCGGGCTAGACACACGGTCGTAGACTTGCAGGCATGACCACCGCCGACGTCGCCGAGACCCTCGCCGCGCAGCTCAACAACTCGGGCTCTGCCACCATCTACGTCGATATCGCTGGCATCAGCCAGGACGTGCAAGTCCTCGCGGACAGCGACCCGCCCCTGCACGTCGAGTTCGACCAGGTGCGCCAGTTGTACGCGGTGCGCAAGGCCACCGACGAGGAGGTCGCCGAGGCCACCGTATCAAGCGCCGCGTCGGAATCCTCAGACGACACCGAGGAGGCCTAGAGTCCACACGTGGCTGTTCGCGAGGCTGACGTTGATGAACACGACCAGTGCCGGCTAGACGCTGTTCTCGATGCGTTCATCTCGACACACTGGTTGGTGATTCCCAAGGGGCTAGGGCGCTTGTTCGCACAGCGACGCGGTGGCCGTACCGTGGTGACCTATGGACCAGACCGCATTTGCGTAACCGACGCCGCGCTCGCCAACCTGAAGCCATCGATCGGTCATACGGGCGACGGAATTTTGACCATCCATGACATGCGCGGCGACGTGAGTTACGGACTGTGCGAGCATGATGCCTTAGTGGGTTATTGGGTGGGCGTGCGGTCACCCTGATGGCCGTTCGCGAGTCCGACGTTCCGACCTGCGGCCAACTGGCCACGATGTGGTGGTCGAAATATAACGAGTTCCAGACATCGCGATTGCGGGTCAGGGACTGTCGCGACTGGCTCAACAACCGCTGGGACCCGGTCGTGCCGAAGGACTTTGCGCAAGTGGCCGGCAACCTGGCGATCAAGCTGCCCTACGCGGTGACCGTGCCGCTGCACGCGGTGCAGATGCTGAGCGGCAAACGACCCAGACTGCGGCGCGATCCGATGGGCAAGAGCATCACCGCGCGCACCAACGCCTCGGACCTCGAGGTGTGGGCCAACAGCGCGATCAGCGCCATCGAGGAGCAGCACGGCGCGTTCTGGCGCCCCTTGATGGACATGTTGTTCAACCAGGGCTCGGCCGCGGTGCTGTGCTTTCCGGCGAGCGCCGGCTGGGAGAACATGCCCTCGTTCGTGGACGAGGACGGCGGCGTGTACCGCCAGTGGAAGTCGGACAAGGGCGTGAAGGCCAGCAAGGCCGAGTACGAGGATTACCTGCTGGACTGGCGCGCGCGGCAGGTGCCGATCGCCATCCGCGTCATCGGCGTCGACCAGTGCCTGCCCATCCTGGGGCCCGGTCACCGGTTGGACGGGTTGATCGTGCGCTCGCAGTACAGCCAGGAAGAGCTCGAGGCGCGCGGCTACCGCTGGCGCTTCGCGGACGGTGGGCACGTGGGCACGGGCTACGACCCGGACTACATGTCGCAGTCGCGCGGCATGTACCCCAAGTTCACGCTCTACGAGCTGTGGCGACCAGGCAGCGTCGTGTACTACATCGGCCAGGGCGTGACCGCGCCAGCCACCGACGGCAGCAACCTGACCATCGCGCACCGCATCGCCAGCGGTGGCGACACCAACCTGGCAGCAGTCGACCTGGCGCGCGACTTCGGCATCACGCGGCTATGCGGCACATGGGTGTGGGGCTGCAATTTCGCCAGCGAAACGGACCCGGACCGCCGCGGTGTGCCCTTCCTGTGGCCGTTCCTGAGCGTGTTTCAAGGCATGAACAACCTGGCCACGGCCAAGCTGGCGCACACCTGGCAGCACGCGTTTGGGGGCTGGTTCATCCCGGCGAATGCCGATGTCTCACCGGATCTCGTCTTGGAGAATGGGCGCCCGCGCGAGATAGATATCCAGCCTATGAAGGCGCAGTACGTGGCCGGCCAGCCGGTGCCGGCGACGCATCCCGGCACCAACAAGGACGTCGACGAGCTGATGGGGCTCATGCTTGGCAGTGTTCACGAGGAGGCGCCCTCGAGCGCTGCCGGTGGCGGACCAGGCGCGACGTCAGGCCACGATCGGGCGCTCATTCGCAGCATGCTGCAAGACGCCTACGACGACGTGCTCAACGGCGGCTTGCAGGCCATGACGTTCGTCGGCAGCATGGCCACCGAGATCGCCGATCGCATCGCCGCCAACTACAACGTGACGGTGCCGGTGTACTGCTCGGTGCAGCCCAAGGGCATGCGCCAGAGCGTGCGACAGGCACAAGAACTCACCCAGGACATGTGCCAGGGCGTGTACGACTTCTGGACGGAGTACCCGCCCGAAGAGGGCGAGAACCTCCCGTACGCGCAGATGCTCATGCAGTGGAGTCTCGAGGGCCGCATCCCGTTGCGCCAGGCGCTCGAGAAGGGTCTCGGCGACGAGTCCCCGGACGAGACGATGATCGAGATCCAGACCGAGAAGCTTCTCTTTCAGACACCGCAGGGCCAGCAATATCTCTTCCAGCTCGTCGGCAAGAAACTCGACGATGAGAAGATGGCGCAGTTGTTCGCCGCGGTGCAGGGTGGTCAGGCCATGCCGGACGGCACGCCCACTGCGGCGCTACCGGGTGGTGGCGCGCCACCGGGCCCTACCGGCCAGTTGCAAGGGGTGCAGACGCCCAACCCCGTAAACTCAGCCATCGGCGGCATTGTCCAGGGCGCGCTCGGCGCGGGGCCGATGCGCCAGGACGTGCTCGCCTCGCAGCAGGCGGGCGCACTAGTCGGGCCGGGGGCCGCAGCACCTCCGGGAGGATAAGCAGACGATGGCCAAGAGAATGCCGAGCATTGGCAATGGCGCAGGCACCAGCTACCCGCAGCCCAACAACGGCGGCACGGCCTCGGCCGACTCGAGCCTAGCCGTGAGCTCCAACGGCAACGTCAACAATTTTGTCGAGGACCCCGAGGTCCTGAACGCCTCGCCCGCGACCAAGAAGTCGTATAGCTGGAACCGTGGAGACACGGGGAATGCCACCTAAGCCACCCGGCAAGGGATCAAAGTGGACGCCGGCCAAGGACGAGGCCTGGGACAAGGCGCACGGCGTCAAAGAGGGCAGCACACGCGACAACGCGCTGGATAAAAAGCGGGGCGTGCCCGTGAAGAAGGGCAAGTAGGTTTATGGCTGTACTGTCGAGCAAGAAACGCCAGGCGTTGCCCTCGAAGTCGTTCGCGTTGCCCGGCAAGGGCGAGGGGCACAAGGGCAAGGGCGCCGGGTCGTACCCGATCCCAGACGAATCGCACGCCAGGAACGCGTTGGCGCGTGTATCGCAGCACGGCTCGAGTGCCGAGAAAGCGACGGTGCGCGCCAAGGTGGCCGCCAAGTTTCCCGGCATCGCCGTGAGCGGCAAGAAAGGCAAGTAATGGCCAACGGTGGATCAAAACTGCCCAAACCGACCAGCCCGCGCGCTGCGCTGCCGAAAATGCCCAAAGCGCCGGTGGCTCCAGGTCGCGGCGTACCCGGCGTGCCGACGACTGCACGCGTCGGACGCGCGGCGCGCGTGCCGCGAGCGCCAGGGATGCCCAAGCCATGACGCGCAACAAGGCCGAGTCCGGGCCCAGCAACGCCGGCTCGCCCGCGGGTCCCAACAGTTACCCCGAGCTCGATCGTCTGGCGCGACTGAACGCTCAGCTGCTCCCTCCCCAGCCGGGCGTGCTCGAGGCCGACCGCCACAGCTACCCGTGCCCACCCTGCCGCGTCCATAGCGGGATGACGCCGACGGGTGGCCGGGGCGGCGGTTTTCTCCACGAGCGCTTGCCCACCAAGAACGGCAACGGATACTGATGGCGGTATTAGTGATCATGCCGTTGATCAAGAGTTCCAAAAAGGCCGACGTCGGCAAGAACATCAAGACCGAGATGGCCGCCGGTCGCCCAAGGCGGCAAGCTATTGCGATTGCGCTGAACACCCAGCGCCAGGCCAAGAAACGCAAGTAGCGGCGTGGCCGGGCAGAACTCGCAGGACCTGCTCAGCCAGACCGTGAACAGCTTTGCGTCGCGTGTCCAGGAGTATTCGCAGGGCATCGCCAATCGGCTCGGCTCGCCACTGAGCGGCCAGCAGCTCAGCCAGGACGAGGTCGTCCAGCGCTGGAACTTTTCTCCACTGGGGTCCACACAAGCGGCCGACGCGCAGTACCACCAACTGATCGCGCAGGGCATGTCGCCGGGTCAGGCGCTCGGGCAGGTGTACCCGATGCGCGCGATGCTGTATCAGGGTGCCGACCTGAAAGAGGCGATCGCCAACGCCCAGAAGATCCAGGGCTGGTCGCACGCCGCCGCCGGTACCGAGCCGCCGCCGCCGTTCGAGGGCTCGACGCTGCCGCTCACGCTGGCCCAGCAACACCTCGCGCAGATGAATGCGCCGGGCTCACCCCCGCCGGGGCCACCTCCGGTCGTGGGCCCGGCGCTGCCACCGCTGCCGCAAGGACCGCCACCGGGCGCACCTCCGATGCCAGGTCCGATGCCAGGTGCACCGCCCGTGCTACCACCGGGACCGATGTAGATGCCGATCACGCCGCGCCAGCAACCTGACGGGTCGTGGGTCTGGGTCGACTCGGCCACCGGCCAACCGGCACAGCAACCGGGCGGTCAGGGCACGCCGTACGTCGCACCCAGCGACCAGGTGCCGGCGGCGGCGAACATCGACCCCAACGCCTCGCGCGCACCCGACGTCGGTGGGCCGACGCAAGGCCCGGCGAGTCCTGGCACGGGCACCACGCCGCCCGTCGCGCCCACCATCGGCGCGCCGCAGGGCCCGCAGGGCATGTTCACCGTCGATCAGGCCACCGAAACCGCAGCCAGGGAGGTCCAGGGCGCCAACGTCGAACGCGCCCAACTCTGGGACAAGCTGACCACCGCGCAGAAGGCCTACGACGATGCGCAGCAGCGCGTCAGCGCCGGCGACGTCACGCAGCAGACCGCGCTCACCGCGGCCACGACGCAACTGAACGCGGTCTACACCTCGCTGTCGCAGGCCTCGCAACGCGTCGAGACGGCCAACGCGGCGTACTCCACGGCGCTCGGCAACGCCATGAAACTGGTCGACCCCAACCAGGTCGGCCTCGCGCAATCACAGATCGACAAGGCCAAGGCCGACGGCGCGCTCGCCGGCGCGCAGGCCAAGGTGCTGGTCGACGGCGCCGACACCCAGAAGCAGAAGACCGCCGCCGAGGCGACGCAGGCGAGCGCCAGTGCCGCCTCGTTGCAAGCCGCGGCCGACGCGACCAAGGCCAAGACGCCCGCCGAAGTCCAGCAACTCCAGGCCCAGAGCAACCTGCTCGCGACGCAGGCCAAGCAGATCGACACGCTGCTGCCGGGCCTCGTCCAGAAGCAGGCCGCCGATACGAGCCTCACCCAGTCCCAGGTCGGACTGACCGACTCGCAGTCGGACTACTACAAGGCGCAGAGTGGCAAGGCGGCGGCGGAGACGCGCTACACCGACGCGCAGGCCGACTACCAGCGCTCGCTGATCCCCGGCGCGCCCGGTCTGCAAGCCGGCCAGACGGCGCAGGCGTACGGTGCCGGCGCCGCCTCGCAGGCGAGTGCTGCGGCCGCATTGGCGGGCATCCAGGAAAAAGCGCTCGGGCCGATGTACGGCTTGCAGCAGCAGTTGCAGGCCATCAAGGACATCCACAACCAGTTCTTCGGGCCTGGCTCGGGTCTGAGTCCTGACGAGGCGACCAAGCAAGCCAACGACGCGATGTCGGACTACTTCCGCGCCGCGACGGCCGGCACCACGCCGTACGCCGCGAGCGTGGCCGCGGCCAACTACCAGCAGAACCAGTACGGCCAGCAGATGTCCGGCGTCAACGCGTTGCAAGGGGCCATGGCCCAGCGCGCCAACCAGTACGCGCAGCTCGGCAGCGCGGCGCTCGGCCAGATGGCCTCCATGAACCAGTACGCGCCACGCGGGAGCACGGCCGGCGCGGCGGCGTTCCGCGAAGTGATGGATGAGATGGCGCAACGTCTGGCCGGCCCACAGTTCGCGCCCGTGCAACTGCCCCAGGGTCCGCCTATGCCGGCGTTGCTGCAATCGTTCGCCGCGGGCCACGCCGCGGGCACCCAGCAAGCCAATGCGCAGGGTCCGGCTGGTGGTCAGTCGCCGACGATCAACGTCAACGTCAACGGCCAGCCCGCGGGTGGCGCCAACTCGGGTCCGACGTTCAACCCGCAGGCGTCGACCGCGGCGATGAACGCGGCCGGGTTCATGGACAACCCCGCTGGCCGCGCGGCGATGGCCTCCGCGATGGGCGGCACTGGTGCATCATTGACACCGATGCCGTACACCGGTGCCGGTGTTGGGCCACCGACGCCAATGCCGGCCACGGCCTCGAGCGCCTACACCGGCGGGCCGATTGGCACCGGACCCGGCGGATCGATACCGATGCCCGCCATGCTAGGTGGCTACTTCAACCCGCCGTCGATCAGCGCCACGCCGGCCACCGCCGGACCGGCGCAGCCCGCGCCGGCGTACGTGCCCGCGCCGGTGCCGACCATCCCCAACCTGATGCAGAACTACATGGGCTTCGCCAACCCCATGAACATGATCGGCATGCGATGACGCGATGATGGCGCGGGGTGGTGTAGTGGGTAGCATGGCACCTCTGTCAGGTGCAGAGCCGGGTTCGAGTCCTGGCCCCGCAACCAGTGAAGGAGGTTGCTGACAGACCCGCTCGGCACGTTCTTTGGCCAGACCTCCGGCGGCTACACGGCTGGGCTCAACCAGCAGATGCAGATGTTCCTGCAAGCGCTGCAATTCCAGCAGCAGCAGGCCGCCCTCGCCCAGGCCCAGGCGTACGGGACGCAGTTCGGGTTCGCGCCGAGTGGTAACTGGATGACCTGGGGCGCGGGCGGCCCGACGCAACCACCGGCCGGTACGCCCACACAAGCCCAGCAGCAGGCACAGCAGGGACTGCTCGGCCAGCAGTTGCAGAACGCCCTGGCGATCGCCGGCGCGACCGGGCAGTTCGCCCAGCCCGGCGTCAACCCGTACGCGGCAGGCACCGTCTTGACGGCCCCGAGCCAACAGCCAGGCATGGGTCCGGCTTTCGGCGTCGTGCAGCAGGACGGCTCGGTGCAGATGATCACCACCGAGGCGCTCGACCAACTCGCGCGACAGCGTGGCACGACCGCGCAGGCGATGACCTCCAGCGCCGCGCCGGTGAGCTGGGACACCTTGCAGCGACTGTCGCAGGGGCCACCCCAGACCGGCTCGATTCAGCAGACCCAGCAAGCCCAGCAGCAGGCCTACAACCAGGCGTTGCAGGGCGCGCAACTCACCGGCACGTTCACTAACCCGAATATGAACCCGGACGTCATGCTGCAACAGGGTCTGGCCATGAACGGCGCGTCGTTCTACAGCTTGCCCCAGGACCAGCAGCAGTACTGGCTGCAATACAACCAGAACAACCCACAGCTGGCCGCGGCGCAGTGGGCGCGCGGCGTCAATGGTGCGCTGCAAGCCACCGGCTACCAGAACCCGGCCGCGCAGCCGCAGCAGACGCTCCAGTCCATCAACCAGGCTGCGCAACTCTCGGGGATGTACAACGGCGCGCCGACGGAGACCGCGCGCGAGTACAACCTGATGAACGCCTTGCAGCAGGGCGCGCTGACCGGCACGTTCCAAGGCGCACCCACCGAGCAGGCGCGCGAATTCAACATGCAGAACGCGCTGCAACAGGGGCAACTCGGCCAGCAGTACCTGTCGACGGCGGCGCAGTTGCAGGGTCCGCAGAACACCTTCCAGCAGTCCAACTACCTGCGCGGCGCGGCGGCCAACCCGAACGTGCCGGTGTATCTCCAGGCGTTGCAGAACAACATGGGCCTGCCGTCCTTCACGGGCACGGGTGGGCAGGCGCCCACGCCGGCGAGCATGGGCGGGCTTGCGGCCGGCATGGGCGGTGGTCAGGCCGAGGGCGCCGGTGCCGCGGCGGGCACGGGTGGCGCGACCTCGGGCTGGAACTACGCCAACACGCTCGACGCCATTCGTGGCATCGCCTCGCGTGGCGCACAGGCGCTCGCGCCGGGCTCACTCGAGCGGCTCTCGCCGGACGAGCTCCAGGCCTTCGGCTCGGGCCTCGGTGCCGCGGGCTATACGCTGCCGAGTTTTTTGAGCCAGTACCAGTCCAGCCGCGTCGGGCAGCAAGCCCCCACCTACCAGACCTCACTGGCGTAGTCGATGGCCGGCAGCGGCATCTGGCTCGATGACGACCAGTACCGTCAGAGCGCGGGCCAGATCTGGATGCAGCAGCAGCACCAGCGCATCTCGGCCGGCCAGGACTGGGCCCAGCAGCAGATGTCGGCGCTCATGCGCCAGGCCCAGAGCCTGGTGCCTCAGCCACCTCCACCGGTGGCCGCGCCGCCACCCGTGTCGCCCGCACCCGAGCCGATCCCGACGCCGACGCCGGCACCCCCGCCCACGCCGATCGCGCCTCCGCCACCCACGCCGACGCCACCCACGCCGACGGACTTGACGCCGACGCCGACGCCGGCGCCCGCCGCGCCACTCCCGCAGGTGCCGACGCCTCAACCGTCGCCGCCGACCGCGAGCGCGGATTTGACCAACGCCGGCGCCGACTGGGTGGGCCAACAGATGCAGAACCTGCTCGGCGGGGCCTCCACGGCGCTCCAGAGCGTGCCTGCGCCGCCAGGACTCCCACAGCCCACGCCACCGCCGCCGCCGTCTGGCGGCCCGCCTAGTGCGATTTCAGCGCAATCGGTGGGCAATGTGCCCGACTGGCTGACGGGATTGATTCAGAAGAACGCGCCCGCGGACCTGGCGGGTGATCCCGACTTCATTCGCACCGTGGCGGCCGGCGCGAAGGCCGAGAGTGGCTGGGACCCGAACCGCGTGCAACAGGGCTTCGAGATGGGGTCCGGCAAGGGTGCGCGCGGGTTGTTCCAGTTCGACATGGGCGGCATGGGGGCCGGCATCCCCGAGGAGCAACTGCTCGGCCAGAGCGGCGCCGAGTTGCAGGCCTCGAGGATCGTGCCGCAGTACGCGCAGGCGTACCGCAACGCGCCGCAGGGCCTCACCGGCGCCGACAAGGCCTCGTGGGTCGCCGGTCAGGCCGAACGGCCGCTGGGCTACGACACGCCGACGTCGGCCGCGCGGCAGAACTACGCCACGGCCTACAACGACATCGGTGGCGGCATCCTCGGCACCGTCCAGAACCTCGCGCAGCAGGGCTTGAGCGCGGTCAACACGGCCGTCGACGCCGCCAAGTCGCAGATCGCCGAACGCGCCTCACAATTCGGGCTGGGCTTGAGCTCGGGCGACGCGTACGCGTTCTGCGGACCCACCGCGGCGATCGCCTTCGCCCAGACGTACGGGCGGAATCCGTCGGTGGCCGAGGCCAAGCAGCTCGCCCAGCAGGTCGGCTGGAATCCCAACGAGGGCATGCAGGGCGTCGGCTCCGAGGTGAAATTGCTCAACGCGATGGGCGTGGACGCGCACGCCACGCAGGGCGTCGACTGGGCCCAGGTGGGACGCGACGCGAGCGGTGGCAACCCGGTCATCATCGACACGCCGGGCCACTACTACTACGTCGACGGCTACAACGCCCAGACGGGCCAATTGCACGTGGGCACGAGTGGCACCGATCTGCGAGGTGGTAGCGAGTGGATGACGCCCCAGCAGATCAACGCCATGCCGCAGTCGGGCGGCGCGGCGCGGTCGGCGGTGTTTGCCGATCATCCACTGGGTGGCGACGGGCAGGCGGCGTCGACCGCGCGCTCGCTCAACGTCGGGCCCCTGTCGATTCCACTGCCGGCGACTGGAGAAAGTCCGCAGCCGATGCCGGGCAGGCCGGGCGGGTTGCTGACGCCACCGGGTGCCTACGCGCCCGCGCCGGGGTCGATCCAGCTCAACCCGACGCCGCTGCTCGAGCAAGGCCAGCGACTGGTGGGCGACATCCTCGGTGGTCCGACGGGCGCGCTCAAGGGCAAGGTCGACGACATCACCAACGCCGTGCTCAACGTCGGCGGTCAGCCGCCGACGGGTGTGCAGGACCTGCTCACCCAGGCACAGTCGAGCGTGTCGCAGGTGCCGCGCACCGTCAACGATCTGCTGCAATCCAACGCGCTCACCGCGAGCGGCATCCCGAACGTGGCCGGGCAGGCCCTCGGCGACGTGGGCCAGTTCATCGGTCAGCAGAACGCTCTTGCCCGCTCGGGCTACGCCCAGTACGGGCTGCCCGAGAATCCATTACTCGCCCCAGTCGATTTGTCCCGGCCTGGACAAAATTTTGGGTTCGACCCGTACCAGCAGATCGTCGAGCAGGGCGTACCGAATATCGCGCGCGGCATCCAGACCGGCAACGTGGGCGACATCCTCGGTGGCGCCTTGCAGACGGGCCTCGCCGGTCTCGGTGCGGCGGCTGGTCCTGGTGGTGCCACGCGCGCCGGTGCCGCGACGGTGGCCGACGTGCTGGCGCCGGCGGCAAGCGCGGTGCCCTGGTCTGAGCAATCGCTGCGCCTGTTGCAGCAGGGGCCGGCCGCGGAGTTGCCGCTGCGTGCGATCCCGTGGTCAGACCAGACGGCCGCGCTACTGGCTCGAGGACCAGGGCAGGAGCTCGCGCCAGCGACGTACTCCGCGCGCGGCGTGCTGCTCGACCCACTCACCGGCCAGGAGATGGCGCCGCTCGAGTCGCAGGCCATGCAGCGCTTTTCGCCGCGCGGCATCGAGATCGACCCGCGCACCGGTCTGGAGATGCAGCCTTCGGAGGTGCCCCTGCCGAGCCTGCTGAACAAATATGCCGCCGCAGCTGCGGCCAACCCCGAAGCGACCCAGTTCATACGCACGGTCGGCGGTGCCTTCGAGCCGGTTGTGCCAGCAGCACCCCAGGAAGCCGGCGATGTGCTGACCGGCCTGCGCGGCATGATCGATCAGCGCACGGCAGATCTGACCGACCGTCTGCGTCAACTGACGCAACAGGTCACCGAAACGGGAGGCGCGGCGCGGCCCCAGGCCGAAGCCCAGGCCGACATTCAAGGAGAACTCAATGGCCTCAAAGACTTGCTTGCTGGTCGCCAATCAGCTCTAGCGAGCAGTGCCTACGCACGTCTACTCGGAGATGGCGCGGCCGGCGGCTACGGCACGTACCTGGCCACCGACCCGAACGACCCCAACCGTTGGCTCAAAGTCGGCGCCGGCACGCTCGGCGGCGCGCTCGCGGGCGGGCCTGGCCTCGATATCGCGATGGGTGTACCGGGTGCCGTCGGTGCCGCGCGCGCGAGCGGTGCCGCCGCGGGACTGGCGCCGCCGACGCTGGGCCAGTGGCTCGAGGGCCTGTACAAGGGTGGCGTCATCAGTGGCCTCAATACGATGGCCGACGTCGCCTTCAATGCCACGCTGACCCCCATGCTTAGCGGCGTCACCGGCGCCGTGCGCGATCTCGCCAGTTTCACCCCCGGACGTCTCCAGGGTCGCGTGCTCGGCGCTCAGTCGGGCCTCGTCAACTGGACCGACAACTTCCTCCAGGGTCTGAGCGACAGCCTGGCGCGACCAACCGGGTTGTCCGCGCGCGCCGGGGGTGGTCTGCCGGGCGTGCTCGCCAACGTCTTCGAGGGTGCCGGCGCACTGCACGGAGCCTTTCAGAACGCGACGTCGCAATTGGTCCAGGCCATGGAGCACGGCGCCGCGGCGGGCGAAGCCGCGTCCGCGGCGGGTCACAGTGGCCCCGCCTGGTTCACCGAGTTCCAGCGCCAGTTCGGGCAGCCGGTCAGTCGCGAAGTCCAGGCGATGGGCGACCGCGCCGCGGCCCGCGGCGATCTGGGCACGCTCACGAGCGCATTCGGGCGGTTTGTCACCCAGGCCGGGCCGGTCGGCGACGCGCTGTTCCCCGTGTACCGCATGGGCATGAGCCTGGCGAGCCGGCTGGTCGAGCACACGCCGCTGGGTCTGGCTGGTACGGCCTTCGACGTGGCTCGAGGACTGACCGGTCGCGGTCCGTACGCCGCCGGCCTCGGCTCGACACCGGCCGGCAGCGCGGTCGGCCCGCTCAGCGAACGTCTGACGAACAACCTGATCGGCACCGCGCTCAGCGTGTGGCTGGCCAGTAAGGCGACCAGTGGCGCGATCACGGGTAACGGGCCGAGCGACCCAGGCCAGCGACGCGTGTGGGTCGGCGACGGCAACCAGCCCAACAGTTTTCTCGGGCCCGACGGCGCCTATCACAGCTGGGAGAAACTGCCACCACAACTGCGCGGGCCGATGATGATGGCCGGCGCGTATGCCGACGCGGTGCAGGCCTACAACGCGGCGCGCGCCAAGCAAGCGGCCGCCGGGCCACAGGCGTACGGCATCGAGGACCCGCGCGTCACGGCCGCCGCGCAGCTCGTGTCCGAGGTGGGCGAGCAACTTGCCTCAGCCACGCCGATGCGCACCTTTGCCAATCTGTATGACGCGCTGCAATCCGGGGGTGTGGCGGCCACGGGTCTGCGAGGTGTCACGGACGTCGCATCGAGCATGCTCGGCGGCCTGGTGCCCGAGTCAGGTCTTGTCCGCTCGATCGCGCAGATGACCGACCCGACCCAGCGGCAGGCTCTCACCGCGCAGACCACGGGGCAAGTGCCGCAGAGCATCGCCGAGAACCTGATGCAGAACATCCCCCGCCTGCGCGAGAATCTGCCGGCCAGACAGGACGTGCTCGGTCGCGCGTTGGCCAATCCGCAGCTGGGCCTGGGCGAGATGCTGCCGGTGCGGACCGCCCCCGGTACGCCGAGCCCGATCCTGGCGGCCATGCAATCCGCCGGCGTGGCGCCCTCGGCGACGCCGGACACCATCCCCTATGGGCCGATGAACGAGATCCGGCTGCGGCCCGAGGAACGCCTCGCGTACGAGCAGTACCGCGGCCAGGTGATTCAGCGTGCGGCCGACGCGTTAGTCAACTCCGATCGGTGGCAGCAGATGACGCCCCTGGCGCAGCGCGCGGCGCTCCAGAACATCGGCCAGGTCGCCTCAACGGCCGCGGGCCAGATGGTGCTGCGTGATGTCGCACAGTCCGGCACTGGCATGGCGCGCGCGACGCCGACGGGCGCGCTCGCGCCGGTGGTCAGCTATAGCCCGGATGTGACGAGCAACCAGATCATGCTCGAGCAGCAGATGCTGCGCACCGCCCAGCACCGCGCGCTCATGCAAGCACTGCTCGGCGCCGCCTGAGCGTTGGGCCGGCGAAGCCGGTGAAGGCGATGAACGGCACGAACATCGTCGCGCCCATGAAATTGGCCAGCAGCAGATTTACGAGCAGCATGGCGGCCATTCCGCCAATCCACCAGTACAGAACCTGCATGTTCATCGGGGCAACCGGGTGAGCACTTGCAGGAGCACGGCGATGAGCGGACCGTACAGGCCGACCATGATGGCCACGATGCCGAAGCCGATGCCAATCATCCAACGCGTCGTGGCGTGCTGGGCGTCGCTGATGCGGTCGATGACGCGTCCTTCGAGCGCCTCGAGATCAGTGTGCGTGACAACCGCAGGTTGTGCGTTCATGACTGCGCCCAGTTCGCCCACACCGGGCAGTGCGCCACGCCGACGGAGCTACTCCCGAGCGCTGTCGTGATCGAGCAACCGGCGGGTATGACTTGATGACTGTTGTGGAACAGATGGTCAGTCCATAGCAATGGACTGAGGACGAGCACCAGGACGGTGACGAGGATCAAAGCGGCACCGATAACGATACCCTCGGCGAGAAAAACGCTAGTCTGTTGTTGCATCGAAGAAGCTACATCCTTGTTCGGTGTTCGGCTCCCGTGTCGCTTGAGCCAACTCGCGACGCGGGAGTCTTTGTGCTCTGCACTATAGCGCCGGCTCATCAAGAGATTGCTAACGCCAGGTTGACGTACAGTAACGGCGTCTGAGACTTTCCCAGAACCCTCGATGTCAGAGACGCCGTCGCCAGAGCAAGGCGCACCTGCACCCACGAGCCCGGACGCTGGTTCGTCCAATG